CCGTAAACTCATAAGAGGGTCATAATGACTCCACCAGGATTTTTAAAGTCTCTCCATGACTTCGGGAACGATAAGGAGACCGTTCAAGAAGAACGGTTGGTTTTTGCAAAACATTCATCAGGCAACTTCAACAGAAATTTTTAGATCAGAATACAAACAGTCCATCATGATTTCATAATCATCAAGTGGATCACCAGAGAAAATTACTCCATTAGATTCATAATATTTACGAACCTTCTTAAATAATTTTGGACTTTTTACATCTAAGAAAATTTCACCTTTTGCTGCATTACGAAGAGTTTCTAAATCTCTGGTTTTAAATTTTTCTGTGAGTGCCATTGTCCGTTTTGATTACCTGTATATTATACGGTGTTGTGATTATGTAGTCAAGTTGTCAAGGCAGGTGCGGTATCTCCTTCCAGATTACGTCCGGTCGGTTCCCATGCTCCTTTTTCTTTCCTTACCTATCTTATACATTATACTACCTCTAGTGACCTCTGTCAAATGGTGCCCAGTGCTGCCAATTATATTTGTGGACTGCCCACATTCCTATAATAGGAACGAAGATAAGACACCATGCCAAAAATCCACAACCCCATGGATTGTTTAATACTGTTCCACAAAACCTAGCAAAATGTAACATTATTCTTGTAAAATTGAAAGGATAAAAAGAAATAAACCGAATGAGCAATAAAATATTATGAAGGTAATGACCATATTTTCCATAGTTCTAAAAAGTAACGATCAACTTGATATAAGTCTTTAGTAGGTGGAGATTCATCAATATTTTCAGACCACTCCTCACATAATATTCTCATCTCACATGTTATTCTATTTGGTGTGAACATTCTACCAAATGAGGACATGGCAAACGCATGTCTCATCTTAATGCGCTGTTCCATTTCCGTCATATTTGTCACTTTCATAGTAGATATTTTCACCTTTTCTGAGCCCGAAATAGATGGTGGCACATAGAAAGGGTATCGTTCCCCAGAGTAAGACATCTGCTAAAGTCATATGACATTTCCTGGTGATAGAGATTGGAAAATTTTAGAACAAGCATTGATAGCATAAGGTGCTCCATATACTCCGGAGAAGATATAAGATATACCCAACTTAGAGCAGTACTTCTCAAGTTCCTGACATTTTGTTATGTCACTGGTACTGTAATCAATAATAATATCACCCTCTTCAAGTAAAGGTAGCAACTCATCAAGTGTGTCTTCTGCCTTTTGTTCTGGAAGTGTAATCTGAAAGATGCCAGGAACTTTTCCAGCACTAGTGTATCTAAGACCGTCAGATTTAACTGCCTGAACAAGATACTCTAGTGAAGTTACACATCCACTAATATATCCTGCTTCATATTGACCACAGGCATTCTCATAACTACTGCTACTATAACCCCAAACTTCAATTCCCTTTTCAATCATACGACGGGAAATACCTTCACCAGTACGACCCAAACCAATCATTCCAACTTTCATAAAATTCTCCTATAGTTTAATTTGTAACCATGGCAATAGTGGAGGAATAACTCCAATCAATCTGAGAAGGCCCTCAGCAAATAAGCATAAGACAACCCACCCAACACACATGCTGATAATACTTGCGTTTCTATTGTGTCTCCGAATAGCATCGTCAATCATCTCCTGACACTCTTTTTGAGTGACATAATGTTCTGATTTTATTTCATCCATCCGATGGTTCATTTTTCATCATTTTATCAATAGGATCTGGTGATCCTCCAACAATTGCACATGCTCTCTGATAAAAGAAGTTGTTGGTATTTCCAGATGACTCAAAAGTCTCTTTGACTTTCACCCAGTTATTGTAGGTATGCTCGTCCATTTCCTTTAATTGAAATCTATATTAGCTATAATAGTTACTAATTTGAATTTGTCAACTTATTTTGATTTCCTAATATTACCTAACTTCAAAATTCATTTTACGAACTTTACGTTGCTTTCTTTGTTCCTGCCACAAAATATCTTCTTGTGAAAGAACTGACTTTTTATTTTTAGATTGATAAGAGTTTAACATAACAATATTCGAAAAGTCAATTGCTGAAATCTTATCACCACGAATGGTTGCCATATTCGGACAACCACAACAAACTGTCTTACTTGGATGTCCTTCCAATTCCTTTCCACAGGAACGACACCTAATCTTTATATTTTCCATTGTATAATTCTTTATAAGTCTTCAGTTTTCAATTATTTATAATTTTTCTTCTAATATATATTCTACCGTATTGGCAACATCATTCATTGCATCTCGCAATTTCTCACGTTGTCCGGCATGTTGTTCTACTTTCGTAACACCATTTCTAAATTCTTCACAGAGAGTCCATCTCCATTGACTCATACCCTTAGAGTACCAAAGATTAATTTTCATTTGTAGAAAAGTCGTCTACGCGACTATTTAGTTCTCCCATCTTACGAATCAATTGCGTGTGTTCATTTTCCATTTCCTCAATACGAAACTGTAGCATCTCAATCATATCATAGATGTTATCGCAGTCTGCAATTTTTTGTTCCGACTTTTTCATTTTCTTTTTCATTAGTAATCCATGTCTCCACCATAACTGATACAGGTCTTTTTGTTTTCTGCTGATGATCTACACCACTGCCTCACATAAGCATCAGCATCCTTACTCATTGTGTAGTGGGCATGATTATGCAGTGACCCTATCAGTGCTATCGTTCCCAGCATTAGAAGGGAGGTCAAAGTTCCTGGATTCGTTATAAAGTTTATAAAATATTTTTTCATTTCGTCTCAATAAGAGGAGGATTGGGCCATCCTGATGGGCACATAGGCACACTATAAGGTTCACTCATAATAGACTCAACTATTTTTTTATCAACCTCTACGGGGTTTATAGGATCACTATCTCTCCATAGAGATGGCATATCCAGAAGCACTCTACCTGCAGTTTCGGTAGGTACAATACTTCTAATACAAAGTGCAGGTGGGGTATAATCCATATATAAAAAAAGGGGATGCCGTCGCACCCCCAGTATAACATCTAGATGTTTATGTGTCTACAGTATCAGAAGGAGTACTTCAGACCCAACTTGGTTCCGTAACCACGGTCGATGTCAGAATCACCTGAACCGACGAAGGATACTTCACCATATGCACCCAGTGCGTCGGTCAGTGCAAGACCGAGACCTGCCTTACCAGAAGGAACAGTGTCGCTTTCAGCACCATCAGGGGAGACTACAGTAGCTCCTCCTTGTACGTAGTAGGATGCAGACTCACCCAGTTCACCTTCATATCCAACGTGAAGGTCTGTAGCAGTTCCACCATAATCAGATCCCGTCCAACCGGAGTTAGCTTCGACATTGACGTAGGGTCCGGCTAGGGCAGCAGCAGGGGCAAGAGCAACAGCAACAGCAGCTGCAGCGATAGTCGTTTTAAACATTTGTTTTCCTCGTTTTTTACTTGCGGAATGATTACCCGCAGATGTTAAGAACCTCGACTGGTTCTGTTGTAAATCGTTACTTACAGTAACTTCAGAGTATTTATACTCATCAATTTTTCGGGTATTCGGATAACCCGAAAGCGGAATACCAGAATCGAACTGGTGACGAAAGGTTGGAAACCTTTAGTTTTGCCTCTAAACTAATTCCGCAGAGTGGGAGATTGCTCTCCCGACGCATCTTCCTTCACACAAGAAGTAGTATAAGACAAGATTGAGTTCTTGTCAAGTGGGTTTAGTCAGGCTCGAACTGACGACTTGCAGGTTAAAAGCCCGATACTCTACCAACTGAGTTATAAACCCAAATCCACTGATTTTAATCGTTTTCTAACTGCATTATCACTGACACCAAACATTCTACCAGTAGCAGAATAACCATTTTCAAGAACTAGTTTTTGCAACTCTCGATTACTTGGCCAGTCAGCAACTTCTCTATTTTTGCGAGAGCATTTTACTGAACAGAATGTTTGAGTAATAGTTGTTAGTTTTCCACACTCTTTACAAGGGTGCTTCGGTTTTTCTGGTAAAGGTTTGTCCTTAAAACTTTCATCAAATTTTAGCACATTATCTGGAATATTGGCAATACCAGAATGAACTTCACGATGACAGTTAGAGCACAAACAAACACACTTTCTAAGTTCTCCAACAAATACTTGTCTATTTGCCACAGATGCTGTTAGTGTGAAATCTTTTTGGGATGGATCAAGGTGATGAAACTCTAATGCCTCAACACATTTATCATAACCACAAATACCACACTTACCACCAAATGCATCAACTGCCCATTTTTTTCTTCTTTGACGAAATTGAACAACTGCTTTACCAGACATTCTAACCTATAACTTTATTATTATTTATAATAATTTAGAGGTTAGAAACTCCCATCCTAGGTACTGCCCCTAGCAATCTCGAATTAACAGTTCGGCCCGTTCTCTTGCTCGGTCGATGGGATTATAAGGAAACATAAAGTTTCCAACGGGCAAGGAGGGACTCGAACCCCCGACCAACGCATTAGAAGTGCGTGGCTCTTTCCATCTGAGCTACTTGCCCATGAAAAAGTCAAGAGGCGTCATCTGTTTGTCGATGCTCTTACCTGTGTTTTGCCTCTCAACATGTTTATTATAATGCCTTCTAGTCTGTGCGTCAACCCTCTTCTACGACTTCCGTCTCAGACACTTCTGCTTCTGGTTCAGGTTCTGGCAGTTTGACACCAGTTGCCTCCAAATACTCAATAGCACCTTGAGTCTTAAGCATCAAATCTCTGGTTCTTGTGGAATGTTCACTAAGTCCATCAAGTTCTGCTATCAATTTTAATCTCTGCTCCAATAATTGAGAAAGATGATTT